TTGCCACTCCAGGCGCGGGCCCAAACACTGTCATTGCCCTCACTGAAATCCAGACTGGTCGTATTCGCTTGAGAAGGATTTTTAAGTAGCGCGAAATTAGGTTTGATCCAAAAGTGAAGAAGGTTTGATCCAAAGCGTGATTTTTAACTGATCCTGCACGATATCTGCAGCTCAAATTAAATCACTTTTAAACGGCGGTTGCATCGCTGAAAAATTCATCCTTCGCGATAATATATGCGTAGGCTTGGCTTGCGGGACTTTTGCCAGCTTCCTGAAGAACGGTGTCTGAGAAGTAGGTTTGAAAGTCCGCTTCGGCAACATAGTAGCTCTTTTCGGTCACGTAGCCGTGGCCAGCATCACGCGAAGCTTGATTGACCCACCCGTAAACCCAAAGGCGACAAATGCCGCTGTGATAGTCAAATTCTGTGGCGGTCTTTGCTGCCCAATATTCAACGGTGACTCCATTCTCCAGTGTTTGTGTTTTTTGTAGCGCCATTAGATCCAGTTGTAAGCAGTGATGGTTAAGTTAAAGAATGATGAGTCCAATCCAGACGCATTTGTCAGTGTAGCACGAAACTCACGATTATCTGTGGCACCAACGGAAGCCACATAGGATGCTGAACCTGCGCCTTCAAATATCCAATCCTCGTCAGGGGTTGAGGACTCTCCAAATGCAGTGAATAAGTCTGACCAACTCCCACCATTTAGACGGGTTTGAACTTTCACGCTGGTGTTCTGAGCCACATTTGACGCAGTGCAAATTACCGAGATCGCAAACGTCACATTATCCGGTAGCACTCTATTTGCTGTCGATGCTCCGCTCGCATTCCGACCTCTGAAGCTAAGAGTCCCGCTTGATTCAGCGGATGAACTGGTGTCTTCCCTGCGTTGGATGAGAACCGGAGAGGCAGGTTTGCTTAATGCGTCTGAGCGGTAAATCCACACATCGTCATCGACGATAATATTACTACTTCGCAGGTTCCCGCGCACAGTGACATTATTTAGCTCAGCATCGCCGTTGCCACGGAGGCGAAATCCGGTCGTGCCACTGTTGAAGTTGCTTGATTCGATGCGGCCGCCCGTTCCATCGAGCGTGAGCACTGCGGTGTCGATCGTGCCGGAGGTTAATTTACTCACATCTAAGTCATAGATCTTCGCACTCGTGATAATTGCGTCGGCGATGTTCGCCGTGTTCGCGATCACCTGATTTGCTGCGATCACCCCGATCAGCTCGGAGACTGTCAGGATATACTGAGCGTTTTCCCAAGCAGTGCCGTTCCAGCGCATGATTCTTTTACCTGCACCAGTATCAAACCAGATAGCGCCCTCGGCTCCAGGATTCGCAGGCTCGACCATGCCGTAGTATGTCCCGTTGATCACAGCTAAGGAGGTGCCATTTGCCACTGCCGACCAACTGGAGAGAACCGAGCTGCCCACAAGCGACTTCACCGCCCGCACTTGAAACCATTTTGCAGTGTTGGAATCGAGGCCGGTTAATAGGTAAGAGTTCGTCACGACTTGCGCATCGACTGCAGGCGGCTCTCCTGACACACTTGGGTCGGAATCATAAACACTGACCTGATAATAATTCGCCTCCGGAACATCGTCCCACTCTAGCAGAAGGGATCCGTAGCCTGGAGTTAATGCCAACCCTGTCGGCGTTGCCGGCGCACCCGGATCAGGATCCCCGTAGGTGCCGTTTCCTTGTGTCACCGCGAGGGATGAACTTTCGGCTGTATTCTCAGCGAGCGTGTCGAAAGCCTGAATCTCCACCGTCCAATCTCCAGCCTTTGGAAAGACCGCGTAAGTGCTGATGTTGAGCTGTGCTCCCTGAGCGGCCGTCGCCTCGATGTTTGAAATTAGTGTCCGGGATCCATCGCTAAATTTAATGTAAACCCGAGCCGATTCCAGATCGCCATTGACGTCCGTGACGGTCGCTTCGATGAGGTATGGGACACCCACATATCGCGGAGCACCTGGAATCGTATCAAAGGCGGTTTGCGGCTTCTCAGGATCACGATCGCGGAAAGTGTATTCGATCTCTGCCGCCTGGCTAAGGTCGAGTATCGAGCCGCGAGTAAAGGGCTGCAGTTTGAAGTAGCGCGTCGTATCTTCGATGAACTGCGCATGCTTGATAACGACTAAGTCATCGCGAAAGACGAGCCACACCGCGTCATTGACTGCATGAGCGGCCGCTACGGTGCCTTGACGTTCCCGCTTGCAGGTCAGCGTGTAATCCATGCCGGAGATTGAGACATTGCCGACGGTGAAAACCTCGTTTCCAATGATGGCGAGCAGCTGGTCATTGTCCCGATCTTCATCACTCTGCGAGCCGATACGTTCCTCATCAATGTTGCCTGCATCCAGCGCCACGGTAAACGCCACATCGGCACTGGTTGCCGGCAGTGCATCATTGAGCTGACCTTTGACGGCCCACTTCGTCTGAGTCACCAAAGGGTCATAGGCGGCATTTGTGGAACCATACCAGGCGCGAAAGCCGGTCACCGATCGATCATCGATGCCTGCGCTGCCTTCGATTAGAGCCTTCGGCCGCATGGCCAGAATTGAGATTGGTAGCCCGAGCCGGTCTCCAGCGAGATCTGGAGTCAGTTCAAAGATTCTCGCCTCGACGATTTGTTCTGGCAACGCCTTACCTAAGTCTGGGACCGCCGTCGTAGGAGCGGTGTAAGGCAGTGGGAAGACGCCCGGCTCCGCAATAAACTCGACCTCCATCGATCCGTCAAAGCTCTCCGTCAGCGCGACAATGCGGCAAACCTGATCGAGTTCATACGGAAGGTAGTCGAGTTGAAAGTTGTCACCCGCATTCAGCGCGTCGCCATTCCCGTCCACGAGACGAGCACGGCGCACGCGGAATTTGCCCTCGCTACCAGGGACGGATCCCGTGGCGACCATCTCTGCGGCGAAGGCCGTCGCTTGCTCCACGTCCACGATTGCCGGCATCTCCAGATTCAGCGCAGCTACGCGACTACGTGCTCCCACCTGTCCGCCATCGGTTTCTGTGACACTGCGCTCCTCGAGGAGTTTATCCTTATCCCGGTAACTGACGGTAACGGAGTTGATTGTCCGACTGGCTGACGGAGCGGAGATGTCCGGCTTTTGAGTGAAATCGTGATGACTCAGCTCTGTTAGTTCAGCGGGCACCGTCCCATCGTGCGGAAAGATACCAGGCACCAACTTCCCATTTTGAAGCTTTATGAAGCCGTCAAAATAGCGAAGCAGCTCGGGGATCAGCGAGGCGGCAGGCTGTTCCCTCGTTTGCTCTGGACTATGATAGCCGGCGCGGGCGATCACCTCGGCCGACAATGCTTCCCATTCAGCGGCATCGAAGAGTTCAGTCGGCAGCTCCGCACCAAAGATCGGGTCTGTCAACAGTTCTAGGATTGCGGCCACCAGCGATTCGCCTTGAGCATTTTCAGACTCGTTAAAGACCCCTAGCTGAGGCTTTGCCGCGCGGCGAAGAAAGACTCGAACATTCGGAGCGCTGGTGCTCGATTCGCCGAAGTAGAGCTGCTTGCAGACGAGGTAGCATTGGTTACGATACGCGGGATGCTCCAGGTCCGCATTGGCAGCGCCAAGAGGCCCGAGCAGAACATCGTCCACCGGCTGATCTGCTCGGCCCCAGTAGAGGTAGAATGTGCCGATATCGGTGGCGATTTCCGCACGCCAGTAGTCAGGGTCGGCCGGATTGGTTGGCCGCGCAATATCACCGGTCCAGATGATCTCATCGCCCACCTCGATTTTTTGGATGCGGTCGACCAGGCCCATGCAGCAATGCCCGGCGAGATCCCCGTAGACATCGTGCCCCACGGTCACCGTCGATTTGCCGGCTTTCTCTCGGATCGCTACTCGACGCTCGTTGTGGATCGCAGTCAGCCAGGTCAACGCGACCCAATCGCTACCGACAAACCACCAGGCCACACGCTCCTCATTACTTGCGAAACTATCGCCATCGATGCCCGCAGTCTTCGCCGGGCGGGAAGGTTTCTGTGCTTTATTGCCAAACATTAAACGTAGAATCGATACCGTTTAGAAATGAGTCCCTTCACCCGGTCGTCACTCAAATGAATGTAGGATACGAACTTTCCATAATACACATGGATGAGTTTATTAAATCCGTAGTAGCTAGTGATGTGATGCTCGCAGCGTCCCCACTTCAACAGCACTAAGTCACCGGGTATCCACTCTGCACCATCGGCGAGCTCGACCAGCTTCACATGGTAGTCACTCGACTGCAGTTGCTCCAGAAAGGCCACGATAGCCGAGTCAGCATTATGCCAGTGATGGTCCATCCGGACGACCGGGATTTCCAGTTCAGGCAGAGCCCATGCGCTACGATGAAGCCAATACTGCAGGCGAGCGCAATCGATGCCGGCACGCGGGCAATCGCAGTTCGCACGAAAGGGAACTCCGAGCCATGCCTGCACTTCCTCCCGGAACGCATCGATGCGCTCTTCGTCCTGGTAAAAGCCAATCATCCTTTTTTGCCGCCTCCACCGGAGCTGGTGTTCAATGCCGGCACACTCGGATTACGGCTCTGGATGTGCCGGTGCCCGCCGAAGTTATGCCACTCGTCGGTCAAGTTATACTTCGTTCGACATTCCTCCCAAGTGCCACTGCAGTGCGGGACGATTGAGAGAGCCAGTCCGGCCGTCACGGCGCGAAGTGGTTTCTTCAGTGTAAGCACCAGGTTACTCCCGGCCACGGAGCTCCGCACGATTTGACGCAGCTCATAGCTCGCACCGGTGCCCTTTGTCAGGTAGCCTTTAGCGAAGTAGTCCGTCACGATATTGGCCGCCGTGGGGTTATTCACGATCGTGCAGGTCAGCACGCTGCCCACTTGAGAGACCACAGTGGCCGTAAATGTCCACACCGCGATCGCCCGCCCGCAGCCGGGACCGCAGAAACGATAGTTGCAGTTTTGCCCCAGTCGAAAGCGCGGCACCTTCGTCTCCAAGACTCCACCGAGCACACGAGTATCGGCTGTGAGAATACGCCCACGCCCATCGACTGACTCCACCTCACCGAGATATTTCAACTC